TATTTAGAGGAGGTTTTAGAAACAATAGAAAGGTCTTTGGAAAACGGTAAAGACTTTTATACTAATGCTCCAAATCACATAAAAAGAAAGATGGAAGAAATAGCAGAAATACTGGAAGATTCAGACACAATTATTTAAATATAATCACGGTTATTAATTTAATCGTGATTTTTTATTTTCGCCTTTTTAGAATTTGTAGGCGTAAAAGAACAAATCGGAAAAATAATCTCGTTGGCATACAACGTAAAAAATGAATGGGAGTGAATAGATTATGAACAAAGAAGATTTGTTGAAATTAGGTCTGTCAGAAGAGCAGGCAGAAAAGGTGCTGTCAGCAAATGCAGAACAGTTGAAAGGATTTATTCCAAAATCAAGATTTGATGAGGTAAATAATACCAAAAAACAGCTGGAAAAGGATTTGAAGGACAGAGATGTGCAGCTTGAGAATTTAAAAAATAGTTCTGGGGATTTGGAAACTATGAAACAGACTATTGAGAACTTGCAAAGAGACAATAAGGCTGCAAAAGATAATTTTGAAGCTGAACTTGCTAAATTTAAATTGGAAAGCGCAATTGACACTACGCTGCTTAGTTCAAATGCAATTAATACTAAAGCGGTTAAGGCTTTGCTTGATATGGGTAAAATCAAACTGGATGGTGAAGTTCTGATTGGTATTAATGAACAGATAGAGGCTTTGAAAACTGCTGAAGATAGCAAGATGCTATTTAAAACGGCAGAATCAAAACCGAAAGAGCCTAACTTTTCAGGAGTTAAACCTGGAGAAGGGAATACAAACAAAGGTACTGAGGAAAGTGCCGGGAAAATTAAAACTTATTCCGAGATGATGGCGGAACAAAATTAAAATTATAGGAGGATATATTTATGGCAAAAGCATTATTTGACGCAAAACATTTTAATGGCGAGGTATTCGGAAAATATGTCGATACCATACCAAAGACAAAAAGAAATGAGTTACTGAAATCAGGAGCAGTGAGAAATGCACCACAGTATGTGGATATGATGAATGAACAGACAGGAGGGTATTACGTAACAACGCCTTTATTCGGTAGAATAGGCGGAAAACCTGATAACTATGACGGTAAAACTGATATTAATTCAACGTCTATGAACACATTCTCGCATTCAAGAGTTGTTGTGGGTAGAGCAAAAGGCTGGGTTGAAAAGGACTTTTCACACGACATAACAGGCGGAGTTAATTTTATGGATCAAGTAGGCTTACAAGTATCAGAATACTGGGATGACATAAACCAGGATTTACTGTTATCAATTTTAAAAGGTGTATTTGCTATGACTGGGGCAGACAACGAAAAATTTGTTGATGGGCATACTTATGATGTTTCAAAGGAAACAGATGTGGCTAAGCAAGTGTTCAATGTTACAACATTAAACAATGCCTTACAAAAAGCTGTAGGGCAAAACAAGGCAAGATTTTCATTGGCGATAATGCACTCGCAGATAGCTACAAACTTGGAAAACTTGAAACTACTTGAATATTTAAAATATACCGACGCAGATGGAATAGAGAGAAATTTAACAATAGCAGCTTTAAATGGTAGACTGGTTTTGGTTGACGATTCTATGCCAACCGAAGAAGTGCCAAAATCAGGAAGTAATCCTGCCTACACAAAATATACAACGTATGTGTTAGGTGAAGGTGCTTTTGAATTTACTAATCCAGGAGCGAAAGTTCCATTTGAAATGTTCAGAGATCCAAAAACAAATGGTGGTCAAGACACTCTTTATTCGAGAGAGAGAGTATGTTATGCCCCATACGGAATTTCATTTACAAAATCAAGTATGGCAACATTATCTCCAACTGATACCGAACTGGAAATGGGTGCAAACTGGGAACTGGTGAACGATAATTCTACTGGAACAAAAACATATATAGATCATAAAGCCATACCTATTGCCAGAATAATTTCGAGAGGATAGAGTGGTGGCTATGGATTTTATCACAGACATCAAGGAAGATGTTAAAAAATATTTAAAGTCGATAGGCTATGAAGTTGTAGATGGCGACTTATTTTTATTGGATAACTCTATTCAGACAGTAAAATACTACATCTGTAATAAAACTAACCAAAAGAAAGTTCCTGAAGGATTAAAATATGTCTGGATAAATAGAAGTGCGGCTGAGTTTTTGAACTTCAAATTGAAGTTAAATCAGCTTAATATTCCGGGATTAAACTTTAACCGAATAGCAAAAGAGATAAGTGAAGGAGAAACTAAAGTGGTCTTTGAGGACAGTAAAACCACAGGAGATAAATTTGAAGTATTTTTATCAACGCTTTTAGCTTACGGAGAAAGCGAGATACTCAAGTACAGGAGGCTAGTATGGTAAGTGAAATTTTAAAAAGTGCAAGAGAAGCTATACACTCAATGTGGGACGGACTGTGTACTGCTTTTGAAAATAAGAAATCAAAAGACAAGTACGGAATAGTAAGTTCTGAAAAAGTGGAAATATGCAAGAATGAGCCTTGCCGGCTAAGTTTTAAAAATATCAGCCAAGCAGAACAGACAGGACTGGGAGCCAATGTTTCTCAAGTTGTTAAACTGTTTATTTCTCCAGAAGTGTACATTCCTCCAGGAAGCACGATTGAAGTTACTCAAAATAACGTGACAAGAAAATATAAGCACAGCGGAATATCAGCAGTTTACACAAATCATCAGGAAATTGTGCTTGAAGCGGAACAGGAGAAGGCGTAATGGCAAGTTCAAAGATAAAGGTGCAATTTGATGGGCTGAAGGAGTTCCAAAAAATAATTGAAGAGATGGAGAAGGAAAAGGAGCGGTTAATGATTGAAACCATAAAAGAATTAGCCGGTAAACTTCTACGTAAAGTAATCAAAAGAACACCTGTAAGCTCACCCAATTTTGGAATTGCTACCTATAAGAGAGATAATAAGAAAAAGGGTATAAAAAAAGGTGATACCATATATGATAAGAAAGGCAGAGCTAGAGTTCTAAAAACCAAGACAGTTTCATATAAAAAAGATGGTAAAACAATCTCTAAAACATATGGTGGACAAGGCGGAACTCTAAGAAAAAACTGGACTGTATCAGATGTGAGAAAAAATGGAGAGAATTATGAGATAGAAGTTTCAAACTCTACTGAATATGCAAGCTATGTCGAATTTGGGCACAGGCAGACACCAGGAAGATTTGTTCCTGCTATTGGGAAGAGATTGAAAAAGTCTTGGGTAAAAGGTAAGTTTATGCTCACAATTTCCGAAAGTGAACTGCAAAAGCAAGCTCCAGCTGTTATTGAAAAGAAGATTACTGAATGGCTTAAAAAGTTAGGAGGATAGATGCTAAATGAAATTGTAAATGCAATAGGGTTGAAACTGTCTGAAAATTTTGAAGGGGTAGACGTACACAGGGAAGAGCTGGAGCAGGGTTTTAAAGAGCCTTGCTTTTTTATTGATTTGTTGAATCCTAGCGAAAAACAGATTGTTGGAAACAGGTATTTAAGAAGCTATCTATTTGACATCACATATTTTCCCAAAGATAAAAAAGCCCAAGATATATTTGAGACGCTGGATAAACTTTATACTGTGCTTGAGTATATAAAACTCGATGATGGAACACTTGTTCGAGGAACTGACAGGAACTCAAGGGAAGAGGACAAAGTACTGCATTTTTTTGTCACGTATGAAATGTTTATTTACAAACTGGATGGAGAAAAAACAAAAATGGGAAAACTTGGAATAAATGCTGGATTGAAGGAGGATTAAAATGGCAGATAACAATACTGTTGAAAACAAAGCGCAAGCAAAAAAAGAAAGTACTGAAAATAAATCAGATGAAACTAAATTTGTAAAAAGTCAGATTATAGGATCTGATAAATATAAAAACAGAGCTGATTTATTAAATGTCTTATTAGAGGATGACAAGGAATACACATTGTCAGACGTCGATAAGAAATTAGAGAATTTTTTAGACAAGGAGGTTAAATAATGGCTTATGGTGGAGGTACCTGGTTAGTACAGAATAAAGTTTTACCAGGTACATATATTAATTTTGTAAGCAAGGAAAGAGCGGAACTCGTGTTCTCAGATAGAGGGTATGCCGCAATTGGAGTTGAGCTTGACTGGGGTGCTGATGAAGAAATTTTCAAGGTGGAAAATGAAGATTTTATTGAAAATTCTACAAAATACTTTGGGTATTCCTATGACAGCGATAAGTTAAAAGGATTGAGAGATTTCTATAAGCACGCTCAAACTGGTTATATTTTTAAACTGAATACAGGTGGCGTTAAAGCCTCGAATACTTTTGGAACTGCAAAGTATACAGGAGAAAGAGGGAATGATATTAAGATATCCATTCAGGCAAACGTTGACAATGCTTCTCTGTTTGATGTTACAACTTTTGTTGAATCTGAAAAGGTGGACGTTCAGACAGTTGCGACTGCAAAGGATTTAAAGAACAATGACTTTGTAATCTTTAAATCAGAGGCAACTCTTACAGCAACAGCAGGAACTCCTATGACAGGTGGAACGAACGGAACTGTGACTGGGGCATCACATCAGAAATTTTTAGATAAGATAGACAAGTATTTTATCAATGTTCTAGTCTGCACCTCAAACGAGAAGACCATAAAGGACTTGTATGTGCAGTATACAAAAAGAATGAGGGATAAAGTTGGTGCTAAGTTTGTATGTGTGGTTTATCGTGCTGATGACCCGGATTACGAAGGCGTGATTAATGTTAAAACTAAGACGCTGGATTCTGATTTTTCTGAAAACTCAGCGGTGTACTGGGTTGGTGGAGCAGAAGCATATTGTGCGGTTAACAGAAGTTTGACGAACCATAAATACAATGGGGATTTCAAACTTGAAGTTGAGGAAACGCAGACAGAACTGGAGCTGGCTGTAAAAGCTGGGTACTTTATTTTCCACAAGACTGGGGATGAGATAAGAGTTCTGAAGGATATTAATTCTTTTGTTTCTTTCATAAAAAGAAAGAACAGGGATTTTTCGTTTGCTCAAGTAATGAGAACTTTAGATCAGATTGCAATTGACGTGGCAACAATTTTTAATAAGACATATCTTGGTTCGTCAAACAATACAGAATACGACAGAAATGACCTGAAACGTGATATTTCAAAACATCACGAAACATTAGAAGACTTGAGAGCGATAAAAGACTTCAATGAGGAGACAGATATTACGGTTGTTGAAGGAGAAACCAAGGAAAGCGTATTGGTCACAACTAACATTAAGCCAGTCGTTGCTATGGAAAAACTTTATATGAACGTAATTGTACAATAATTTAGATAAGGGAGTGTGAGAATAGATGAGCGATACAGCGATAATGAAAGGAAAGGACGCCATATCTGGAAGTCTTGCCAAATGCTTTGTCACAGTTGGGAATAAAAGATATAACTTTATGCAAGCCATAAATGTTAAGGCAGAAATGGAAAAGAATAAAGTTGAAGTTCCAATCCTAGGTAAAACTGGAAAAGGAAACAAGGCGGCAGGATGGAAAGGTACCGGAAGCGCAACTTTCCATTTTAACACATCTGTATTTAGAGAAATATTGCAGGAGTACACAAGAACAGGTAAGGATATTTACTTTGATATGCAGCTTGTAAATGAAGATCCAACTTCGAGTGTAGGGAAACAGACCATAATGCTGATTGACTGCAATCTTGATGGTGGAATAATAGCACAGTTTGATGCGGATGCAGACTATCTTGAAGATGAGTTTGATTTCACATTTGAGGACTGGAAACTTATGGATAAATTTAATGCTCTTGACGGCATGAACATATAAGGGTACTTTTTGTAACATATTAAGGATAGGTTGGGGGAGTTTTAAGCTCCCTGTTTTCAAATAAATTTAGGAGGATAATTAAGAATGAAAGATTTAAAGTTTTTTTTAAAACAGAATACAATCCCTGTGGAAAATCAGGAAGTGGAAGTGTCAAAAAGATTTAAGGACGATGCAGGAAATACTGTTAAATTTGAGATAAAGTCAATCTCAAATGAAATGGATGATGCACTAAGAAAGCAAAATACAAGACAGGTTAAAAAGGCTAAAGGAGTAGTTGTTCCGGAACTAGACCAGCAGAAATACTTTGTGGATTTAGTTTTGAAATCATTGGTTTATCCGGATTTAGATGACAAAGAGTTGCAAGATTCCTGGGGAGTAATGGATTCAAGGGAACTGATAAATGCAATGCTTCTTCCAGGAGAGTATACAGCTTTGCTTCAAGAAGTCCAAAAGATAAACGGATGGGATCTTAACGTAGAGGATATCAAAGATGAAGTAAAAAACTAATTGAGGCAAATGTGGCAGAGTATAACTATGCTTACTATTGCCTGCATAAATTGAAAATAAGGCCAAGTGAATTTGCTGAAATGGACATTTATGAGAAAGCGTTCATTATGGCCTGTATAGACATAAAAATTAAAAAAGAGAAAGAGGCTGAGAAAGAAGCTAAAAGAAAGGCTGGCCGTAAAAGGCGTTAGGAGGTGTGAAAAATGGCTACAATTCAGAACAGCATAGTTTTAAATGACAGAATGACGCAAACATTTACAGCAATAAACAACGCTATAAGTGCAACAGTAAACAGTCTATCCAGTCTTGATGGGAAATCCATGAACATCAACACTGCTAATTTATCAACTACAAGACAACAGTTGGCACTGGCAGAGAATGAACTGCAGAAAATGAAAGGCGACAGCAAAGGGCTGAATGACAATCTGAGCAAGACACCAGGAATCGTTGATGCAATACAGAAAAAAATGATACAGGCAGGGACAGCGATAGCAGGAGTTATGGGAGCAAAGCAACTACTTCAGGCATCAGACCAGAATGCACAGATAACAGCAAGGCTTAACTTGATAACGGACGCACCTGAACAGCTGAAGGAACAGATTTACCAGTCAGCAAATGATGCAAGAGTGGCATATACAGATAGCATGAATCAGGTAGCAAAACTAGGACTGCTTGCTAAGGACGCTTTTAACAATACTGATGAAATTGTTCAATTTACCAACCTTATGCAGAAGGCGTTTAAGGTATCAGGAGCGGATGCAGTGGAAGCAACAAGTGCAATGTACCAGCTGACACAGG